ACAAGTTCCTGAAGTATGAGCCATCTTCCATTGGGCATCTTCTGTCCAAAGACTGCTGCTGGTGTCAATCCAAAGTCAATGCCTATGAATACTGGCAAGGGAGCTATGGGTATTGGTTCTTTTGATAAATGTATTTCCTGATTCCAGTTTGGATAGACTGGCTTTCCTTCCTCTATTGTTCCCAATTTATTCATTACATAGACATCAATCCAGCCTTTCGTCTTTCCTTTTATGATGTTGTTATAATAATTTTCCGTTAAGTTTTTTTTATTTTCACATGAAATGTTGGGATCATATCCAAGCAATGATCCGTCTTTTTCTTTTTTTTCTGTCATAGCTGATGGTTGTGTGAAGAAAGTCCAGCTATCAGGCTTGACCAGCATCAACGCCTCATCTCTTGTAAGATGGTCAGGTGTTGGAACATCTCCAGCCATAATCGCCCACCAATGATCTTCCTCTGGAGCATTGCTGTCTGCTATGACACCATACCAAGTTGCTCCCCCCTCTCGCATAGAGGGAAATCTGCCTACCCTCATAGTACACGCATCAATGATGCTCTTGGGCAATTCCCTCGCCTCATTAACCCACACTCCAGTCAGCTCCAGAGACAGTAGTTTCTTAACATCTTCTGGTCTGTCCAGTGCTAGGAAGATTACTTCCAAGTCTATGTCGCCCAGTATGATATGATGGGTATAGGGGATTGACCATCTGAAAGCTCCCCATTCGTGTTCTGGAAACCAATCGAGCCAAGTCTTGATGGTGGTTGTTTTAAGCTGGGGATTCGTGTTCCTGATGACTGCCCATCTTGATTTTCTTTTTCCTTCGTGGTTGGGTTCTTGCTGCAACGACCTCTTGAATACCTCTATGCAACAAGCGACAGACTTGCCACTTCCTACTGGGCCTCTTATTCCCCTGAAGAAATTATCATTTTTTAGAAAGTCCTTTAAGGTAATCCCATCTGGTTTGTAATTGAGTTGAGCCATTTACCTTACCTTTTCTATGTACTCTTTTAGCAATTTTTCTCTTACCATTGGGCCAAGACTTTCTATGAGCTTGTCGCATTCCTTGTTGTTGACCAAATGGTCTGGAAGGAATTTTAGGTGTACTTTTCTGACGATCTTCCTCAATCTCTGTCTGTCCTGATAACTGATCTCGAACAGTTGTCTGTTCTCCAGATTCACTTCCTGATCTGTTTTCTTTGTATTCATTCAGGTATTCCTTATACAAGTTCCACGACATATATACCATAGGTTCTTTGAAATCCCTCTTTAAAATTAATAAATCTGCTGATCCCTTCCATCTGTCCAACTGCGTGAACCCCCCTCCACTCTTTCTCGCCTTCACTTCAACAGTTGTGCCACCGAACAAGTCGGCAACTCTGACATCGTGGGGAAAATCTTGGATTGCTCCTGAAAGTGGTTGTCGTCTCGCCTTGAACCCTTCCTTGATAAAGAGCTTGACTATTTCGTTTTCAACCCTTGTTCCTTTTCTTTTCTGGGAGGACATACAACTCCATTCAGCTTTAATACTTCGTGCCTTAAATCTCGCTTATCCTTATACGCTTTATCCAGTCTGTCCAGCAAATACTTGTTCTGTTCTTCACTGTTTTTCAGTTTGCTTTGGAGTTCTGTGATCATTAATTCTGCTGGGGGATTCATTACCTCTATGTAGAATAGATTTGAATGAATATCAACTCACTTAGTATTTTTTCTTCCTGACCTTCACACCTTTTCTCTTGGCAGCAGCCTTAGCTCTCGCCTCACCCTTTTTGGTATAGGGATATGACTTCTTTCCCACTTTCGGCATAGTCCTTTACCTTCTTATATTTATTAAGCAGTACTGCTAGGCATCTACTTAACCAGTATAGTTTGAACCTTATGTTCCTACCTTATGCCTACTATCATAGTATATAAATATTTTGACTTCGCAACGCACAAGACGAACCTTTTTCACCTCTATTGTTTGTGTGAGATCTTTCACTCATTGAGCTGATGAATTTTCAACCCCCCCTACCTAGTGGGGATTGACACGCTGTTGCGTGATTATGTCAGGTCGATATTGACCTTTATATCTCCGGCTACACTGTGTTGAATCTTTTCTGGTGTGCGAAGTCCTACCCTATCTAGTATATCTTTACTAGCCTCTAGTTGAACATACTCACTTCTTGCCTTGTCGGCTAGATGAATCATCTTGTTACTGGCGGTAACTGCCCCTAGTCCAATGGTTCGAGATACACATTCCATCATATATCTCTGTACCTTTGGGATTCGTAATGTACGACTTGCAGTTACTCTAGCTGATTCATTAGAGACTTTTGTTGAATAACCAGCGATTTTACTTGCTTCAGTTATACTACACCCAGTCGTTACGATAGTATCAACTAGCTTCCTTTGTTTCTCCGTTAAGTCATCATTCTTGGTGGATAATTCGGACATTGCCATGCGTAAGGATAATCATTGGAATTGGAGTGTCAAGTGTTATTTTCATTAATATGACGACATCAATATGTCGTAGGGATAACACTTGCCACGCGACTGTATATAGTGGTAGATGAATGGTTAACAAGTGGTGATTGAACTTGCAAATCACCCCTTCGCTGTAGCTCAACCCCATAAAACGCCCTTCGGAATATTCAAACCTGAGTGGGAAGGAGTGATGTAAAGGTCAAATATAATTAAGGAGTGAAAGATGAATTAGTTATAGTAAATGTGTCAATAGATAATGAATTGGTAGTAATAGTTATCTAGCATAAAGAACTACCACGAAACTAAGGGTATATATATATCATTGAGAATACAGTGATTGTAAAAGACAATAACAGTTTCTAATAATCATTGTCAACCCAAGTGGGTTCTTAGATTAGTATGTGGAACCTCAATAATCGCCTTCAGCGATTATATCCACATACGAATCACGACTTATTCCACCTTATTCGTAAGATTCCTGAGTAGGAATAAGTGACAACAATTATAAGAAATGTAAATGAACTTACAAGACTTGGGTAAGTTCTCAAGTTGAGACTTTAAATGTATTAACAAAAGGAAAAACTATGAATAATACATCAAATCAAGGTTATATTGAAAACAATGTAACTAATAAATACGAAAGAGAATTAAAAGCATTAAAATATTCTTATGCTGATGACATTAAATTTAATGTAATGGGTATTAATTTCCAAAAAGAAGTTATTAATTGTTCATTACAAAATATTAGATTCAGGTTAAATTCTCAAATTGCAGGATTAACAAAAAGCATTGAATCTGTAAATAATGTAATTGATTCTTTAGAAAAACAAAGAAACTACCACGAAAGACAAAATGGTACTAATATAGCTGAAGAACAAGCATATAATAATTTTCAAGAAAGTCTTGGAAATTCTCTAGCTGAAATTCGTCAGTTGTTAACTGGTTATGAATATGCAAGAGATATTGCTGTTGAAGAAAAAAGAGCAAAAGTTGATTTCTTTAAAATGGTACTTAAAGAAGATTATGTTCCTTTCTTCAGTAATAACTCTAAAAAGAAATTCGTTGATAATACAAAAAGAAATTATCAAAGAAAATTAAAGAATATTCAAGTAACTAAAGATTTTTGGAATAATGAGAAATCAGGAAAAATTCCAGTAGTTATAAATGATAGTGAAATTATACCAGCTATTATAAAATAAATAATCATATTAATATAAACCTCTCTTAGAAATAAGAGGGGTTTTTTTATGTCTAAATTCAAAAAAAAAAAAACGCGCCTTCGGCGCGTATGATTTAGTTTTGATTGGACAGATTTCCCACACGATAAAGGTATCTTATTACCTGAGTGGAGGAGATATAATGAAAGGTGGATTAAACCCTACTTAATTGTAGCATGGCCCCATGTTTGGTTACTCTTTGGAGAGTTAGTTGTAGTCTTGTCTGGTGGATCATACCGAAAGGATATCATATGTTTTATAAAAAATTAGCTGAGTATGTTGCTGAGAATATTACTGGAGTGGCTGGTAGCTTTATGCTTACTGAAGATTTCGGTAACTTTGTTATAACAGAAGTACATAGCACGAAGGACTGCCAAAAGGTAGTTATCGAGCATACTGGAGATGTTAATGAGACAGTATGGGAAGTTACTTTTAAAGTAAAAAGTAGAAAACTAATTAAATAGGAGAAGTTATGAAAATTAATTCAGAACAATTTAAGGAAATACTATGCAAGGCGAATCGGATTGTACCGAATGCAAAAATAAAGTTCAAGGGAAAATCTTGGGTGAGTGCATCTACAGAAAGTGATTCACAAGTTTTCACATATAATGAACTGGAGAAAATAGTTATTTGGTTCGCAGATGACAGAGATAGCAGTAATGTAATAGCTATTCATCTGAAATGCTAATGAATTAGTAGTATTAAGTACTAGAAGTCTAGGACTTATGTATTCATACTGCTGATAGGGGATTGTCAGAGTTATTAGTAATGAGTGCAATCCCCAAAGTAAAAAAGAAAGGAAAAGTATTATGGAAGATGATATATTCTGTCCATATTGTAATGGGAAAGGTTATACCGAAACTGATACAAATGAAGAACCTTGCTACAAGTGTGAGGGAGGTTATGTAACCGAATTAAAAGGAGAGGAAAATGATTAAACCAATGTTTAAGTTTGGTAGTACTTTAACCAAAGCTATATTTTCAAGTGCAATATATGGCTATGGAAAAAGGAGAGCTACTTGGTACTATAGATTGCTGTTAAGCGAGGATTTCGCTTATATTATAACAAGATATTATAAAAGGCATCAAGTTATGAGAGATGTAGATGCGCAGTATAATAGAAGGGGATATTATAATGAAAACACACCGAGAGATAATCAAGAAACTAAACAAGCTGGATCAATTAATGACGATTGGAATGTTCAAGAAAGTAAATGAAACAATCCAAAATATAAACAATAGATTGAAAAAGCTGGAGGAGATTCAGGCAATAGAGCAACAAGCTCAAGCCGAATCTGATAAAGCGTGGAGTAAAAGCTATGGAGGTACGATATGAGTAAGACTGGTCAATGGGCATATGATGAACAGCTCAAAGAACAAGAGAAAATGGCTGACTTGCATAAGATAGAAGAAAGTGTAACGAAAGCTATGAAACAATTAGAAAAGGTAAAGGATAGATTTACAACGGAACACATTGTTGTTCACGCATATTGTTTATCTTCATTTGTTCTTTTGAATAAGGCAAAAGATTATGTTTCTAATTTAATAAATGAATGGGAGCAGAAGGAGTTTGAAGGTTCGTATGAACCACCAAATATTCCAAATGAAACTGAAGCTGAGAAAGCAGCAGTTGAGACACCTAATGAGAAACCATTTGGTTAAAAGGGTAGGAAAGAAAGGTTAACCTACCCTTATTTTAGAAGTATATACGAAAGGAGTAAAATATATGCTAAATACTACCGAAAGTAAATTACAAATAAATGCACAAAACGACATTGTGCCAATCCGAAAGCAAATCCAGACTGTAGGAGATGAGGTTCTGATTGAGGACAAGGTAGCACTATTTAATGGAGATCATTATATTGCCACAATGTCCAAGAAAGCAGCCGATAATCTGAGAACATATGGAGCTTTTGTTTCTATGCTTAATGAAGGTATGCAACAGTATTCTATGGATACTAGCAACATATCGGTTAAAGATGAAGTCCACGAAAATGGTGGAAAATTTATGAGAGTTGTAGACTTTAACGATATTAAGGTTAAGTTTATGCAAGACGAAATGATACTGAGATTATGGGCGTGGACAGCTTATAACCTGAAATGGGCAGAACAATTCATATTCGGCCCAATAGTTGTCATCTGTACCAACGGATTATTTCACGGAGCTTGGAAGATAAGAGGAATGTCCAAGAAGAACTGGACAATCAAGGCATCATTGAAAGCTGATGATATATCTAATGCTATTGAGGCGTTCAGTAGTATTCCAGAAATGCTTGAACCTATGGTTAAGAGAAATGTTAAACCAGATACAGTTAAGCATTTGTTTGAGAATACAATAGCTCAAATCAAAGATGAGATATATCCAAGAGTATCTGATTACAGAATGAGAGAGCTATCTAGTCATTGGGATACATATAAAGGAAGATATGGAAGTAATCTTTATGCAGTATATCAAACAGCTACCCATTGGGCATCACACCCTGAAGGTAGGGGATTGTCTGCAAATAAGGTGAGAACCAGATCGGATCAAGTGGTAGATATGCTTGAATCAAATGATTGGAATACTTTACTAGCAGCATAAAACAGTCTATTCTTAGGGAATGGATTATGCTTTAAGCAAATTTTATAAGGAAGTGATACCTCAATTCGTCAAAAGAAGGAATGAATTGGGGTATACACAGACATCTTTAGATGCTCATATGAATATTGCGAGAGGTTTAGTATCAAAATGGGAGACTGGAATCCGGAAACCTTCAGGATTCCTTTTCTGTTGTTGGGCAGAAGCTCTTGGCTGTGATCTTGTTATCGTACCGAAGAAAAATCCGAGAAAAATTGAGAAAGAATTGAGTGTAAACAAGATTAAAAAAGGGAAATATGAATGGTAGATAAAATAAATCCAGAGTACTACCGAAACTTCAATATAGAAGTCATAGATGCGATAACAGATTGGCAGCTTAATTATATGGAAGGAAATGTAGTTAAATATGTTGTAAGACATAGAATAAAGAATGGAAAGGAAGATATATTAAAAGCCATTTGGTATTTGAATCAAATGTTAGAGGTAGAATATGGTGGGAAGAACAGTAGGAGATACGATAAAAAATATTCTTCGAAAGACAAAGAGATACATCAAAATGGATCAGACAGATCCAATGGCTCAGTCGAAAAAGAGGAAAGAGTGGATAACGAGGTTAGCGTATAGGTATTTTACAATCGAACAAGCAGCCGAATTTGATAAGCTATTTAATAGTAAATATGTTACAGATAATAGAAAAGTTAAGAATGTTGTCAGGTTATTGACAACTAAATATATGAAAGAAAGGGAACTATGGCTAGAAAGAAGAAACCAGAGGCGATATTGAAATCGAATACCCATTTTACTATTCACGAAAATAAAAATCGAGAGGATTTAAATGGAATAGGTGGCACAGATGCCATCAGAATAGTGGAAGGAAAATGGAAAGACTTATGGGAATTAAAATTAGGTTTAACAGAATTTCCAGATTTATCCAATGTATTTCCAGTACAGTTAGGCATACTAACAGAAGGTATGAACCGATTATGGTTTATGAAAGAAACTGGAATACAAGTTTTAAAACCAGATTTAATAACTTCAAATGAAGTGCCATACTTGTTTGCAAGTTTAGATGGAATAACTGAAGATGGTTGCATCTTTGAGGCAAAACATGTCAGTCCATTTACAGTCAAGAATGTAACTGAAAAGTATTACCCTCAGGTACAGCATTACTTAATGGTAACACGATTTAAGAAAGCGTATATGTCTGTGTTTGTAGGTAATAGTATGCATAAAATCTTTGAGATAGATAGAGATGATGAGTTCATCTTCAAGCTATTATATGCAGAGGCGTATTTCTGGAACTTTGTTGAACAGAAAATTGAGCCATCAGATTTTGTAGACTTTAACGCATTAAGTAAAGGAGGAAAACATGAATTTGCCATACCCACACCAAGCTGGTTATCGGAAACAATTCACTAGCAAAGAGGCAGCAGATGACATTAACAAAAAGCTACCATATTTGCGAAGTAGAGTACTACAGATAATAAAGAATAAGGGAAAGAATGGAGCTATTCCAGAGGAAGTGGCTGCATTAATGAACATAACTATATTATCAGTAAGACCTAGATTTACTGAGTTGAAATTGAGTAATCAAATAGTAGATTCAGGAGAGAGAAGGAGAAATAACTTTAATAAAAATATAATTGTATGGAGGTATAATGACGAAAGAAAAAGCGAATCCGAATAAATACATTTGGGATCAATTAAAACAAACTGATCCAAGATTCACTAAGAGAGTGAATAAGGGATTTGGAGAAATAACTACTATTGATCCAATGTGGCAGATTGGAAAAATGACTGAAACATTCGGCCCAATCGGTAAAGGTTGGAGCTATGATGTTGAATATAAATACACAGAGTTGTTAGTCTTTGCTGAAGTAAAGATAGTTTGGACAGACAAAGATGATGTTTGGTACAAGTATGGCCCAATATCATCAGTGCAAAAACTATGGAGAAAAACTGGAGCTTTAGATGATGAGGCACCAAAGAAAGCATTTACTGATGCCCTGACAAAAGCGTTTAGTCATTTAGGATTAAGTGCAGATGTATTCTTAGGACTATTTGATAATAGTAAATACATTGAAAAAGTAAAAGAAGATTTAGGTATCTCTAATGTAGCAAAAATTAGAGAAGTAAAACCTAATAAAGTTGGGAGCTGACATTCCTCCTTTAAGGAGTAGTATATGTCGTACTACCGATACTAAAGGTTGAGTACAATACCCTGACTACTTCCATTTAGGACTGTGCCAAGTTCTTTGTCAGTTCTCAATTATTCATAGGGGAGCTTGGCACTAAAAAAAGAAAGGAAAAATAATGTATAGATGGTTACAAGATTCCATATGGGATTCTGTTATGGAAAACTATGAAGGATATTCACAAAGTGAAATATGTCATAGTGTTTATAAAGGGATACCTTTTTGGAAAAAAATAATTTTTAAGATGCTTTTCGGAAGAAGTATTATGGAAGATGTAGTGCGTGAGGCAGTAGAAGAACGAACAGCAGATGTAAGAAATATGACGAGGTAATAACGGAGTTAGATAAAAATGGTTCTATTTAATCATTTATCAGCCCTATATAAAAATAGGTCTTATAAACATCAAAGAAAAAGAAATTTAAAGTCTGTAAAA